TCTTTGGTTTTAGTCGCAAATTGCTGAGCAACAGCAACCGCCTCTTCGCGCATTTGCTCGGCGGTTTCTTTTTGCCTTCTCTCTTCATGATAGTCAAACTTTAACTTATTTAGCCTTTTTTGAACTCTTTCAGAATACCGGCCAAGTTCTTCGTCTTCAGCTTCATCAGGATCTGAACCTTTAGCTCTTGCTGGCCCCTTCTTTTTTGCAGGGCGCTCCTCAATAACCTCTACCTCAATATCTGAATCTTCTTTAACAACAGGCTTTTTCTTTTCCACAACCGTTTTAACGCCAAAAAACTTATCTTCTGCGCTGGTGGGTTTTTGGTAAAGATCGCTATCTCTTTCTTCTGCTTCATTCATGCTTTAACAACCCCCCTTGGGTCTTCCACTACGGCCTCAACGCTATCATCGTTGATAAGCCTAAACTCTTTTCCCTGAACCCTGAATCTGGTTCCAGAATAAGACCTCATAAGTATCCAGTCGCCTTTTTTACAGAAAGGCCCAGAGGGGAATCGTTTTAGGTCGTTGTAACAATCGGCTCCCATTTCGAGAACCATCCCCACAATCGACCCAACTTCTTCGTCCTGAACAGTCTTGGTAGTTTTCAGTATGCCACCATCATACGCCCTATCTGGGTCTGGAAGCGCGATCAATATCTTATAGCCCCGAGGGCTTGGTAATTGGCTCGCGTATTGAGCGTCATCTTCTTCGCTTTGCTCTGGAAGCTTAGCTAGTTCGCTCATTTTTCCTCCTTGCATTGGGAAACGCCCAAAGTCGTTTTGCACTAGGTAATGCCTAGAGTCATTGCACTGGGAAAATGCCCAGAGTCATTTCACACATCTAAAAAATCTAGCTGCTTTACTATTAAAGCTTCTCATATTTATCTTTTGCATCGAGTATTTCTCTCTCAGCTAGGGCCAAACCCTGTATAATTCCGCAGCATTTTGTATAATCTGAATAGTCTTTGCAACCCCCGTCGCTGAGATGATCACTTAGCTCGTTCATCTGATCACGAATATTTGACCTTAAATAGTCAAAAATACCATTAACAGCAAGTATATCTAATTCTTTTGTCATTTATCTGTCATCTGTTTTGCGATATCAATTCCTATCTTGGCCCCAGCCACTTGTTCGTGGGAGGCTATACGGGCCGCTTCTAGTTCTTCTTTAGTATTTGTTTCTGCTACCCTCACCCCAAGCTTGGCTACTTCTAACTGACTATCCTGCTCCAGCTTCTGTTGGTCAAACTGCGCTTTAGCCATTGCTTTTTGCATATCAAGCTGGATTTTAGCCATCTCCGCTTCTGCTTTGCGCTGTATGTCTGCCTGCTTCAGCTCAAGTTCCTTCTGGCGCATTTGAATAATAGGATCTTGCATCTGCTCTTGCTGTTGCGCCATCTGTTGTTCTTGGGCCGCTTTCCCGGAGAGCTGGGCCGCTGCGGGGGCAACAAGCCTTGATATTCTGTATTCAATATCTTCTGGCAGCGTTTCATCTGGGGCAGGTAACGGGACACCCAGTTCTTTTTCAATCTGCATTCTGTATTGAAAGGCCAAGTGTTCCTGAACATGCGCTGCCATTTCGGCCATTGCGGTTTTTGCGTTCGGGCTTTTCTGCATGACCTCCATAACTTTCGGATTTTCAGGTAATGCCATATGAGTCTGGATGTGGGCCTCATGATCCTGATAAATAAACGCCTTAACAGGCTTGCCGTTAATGATATTCATGTTCTCACTGACCGGATCTGTTGGTTTAACGTCAGATTCGTTGGGAACAATCTTCTCTGCGTCCTGAATGCCCAGAATATCCAGCATTTGCCGGTGTAATAGCGGCATATCGTACATTTCCGGGGCTTGGGCGGCCAATTGTAACGCCGCTTGGTACTGCATAATCCTCTGCGCCATCGTTCCGGCATTAGGATCACTGACAGGAATGATATCTACCGAGTCATCAAAGTCAGAACTAACGACTTGCTCCCCTTTGGTCGCGTAGGGGTACTCTTCTGGCCCAAAATCATGAACAACTTGGCTCAAAATGCGTAATTCCACCCTCATAGAGGAGTGTAATCGGGCCTGAACCGCGCTCATAACCTTCATTGAACGCTCTAAAATTGCCAAAGTGGTGCCAACAGGCGCTTCTGCGTTCATATCCGCAGCCTTTACGTCGGCAGCAGACGCAAATCGCCTGCCTTCCTCTACAATGTCTCCCATTAGCTGATAAAGGACGTTGCTCGGCTCTTTATAAGGCAAAAATGAGATATTATCCTTGATTGTACCGCCGGGGACGTCTACGTCCCGGAATTCTCCGGGCATAATCGGGGTATCGTCGCCCTTAATCCTTAATCCTCTGGCTTTTAGTCCTCCGGGGAGGTTAGATAAGGTGCCAGCATCCACTAGTTGTCTTAATAATGAGGTTGCCGACTTGGCAAGCCCTCCAATCATGTGGATTAACCCAAATCCATAGAAGCCCAGCCCGGGCATGTACTGGTAATGGACAAAATGCTCACGTTTTAATTTAAGCTCGTCGCCTTTATACCAATTACGGCGAACAGCCAAAACAAGACGAGAAGATAAATCTATGCTGACAACATAAGGCAGCTGAATTCCTGTTGGCTCACCCCCGTCTTTGTCTTCAAAGCCGGGAAGATCCAGATTAACCTGTATCTCAAGGATTGTATGCCTTGAGTCGTAGTCATAGCTGCTGGAATCACCAGTAAGCTTGTTGTATTTTTCCTCAATACGGTCAATATTTGGGCTTGAAGCAGGTAAATCCATGTCTCGATAGAACCCGGAGACCTGCAACTTCCTTACCTCGTTAACACTTCTCCGCATAACATGGGTTGCACGTTCACAGGTAACAAGATCGGATGCCCCGTAGCTAACAACAAAATCCTCGGCAGGAACAAACATGCTGCAAGGTCTACCCATACTCGAATCATAGTAAACCTTTCTAAACGCACTCCCCGCCAGCGGCAGAGAAAACAACATCTTCTCTGTTTCGCTGCGATATTCCGTCATTTTTTCTGTCAGGAGATAGTTCAGGTAGTTCTGAACTCGGTGGGCCTGCTTTTCCTTCTCGTCATCTATTTGCCCAATAATAGATGTCTTAACGGGGCCACTAGCCGGGAAAATTTCCTGTATTGCCTGAGACTGAAATTTAATAACAGACTCAGTCAGGAGGGGATGGAAGACACCACAGGCACCATCCCAAGGGACAGTTCTGTCTTCATGCTTTAAACCAAGAAGATCCAAGCCGTCGATATAAGCCCTTTCCCAGTCTGACCTGCTTTCTTTGTCTGAGGTATACAGCCCAATAAGATCGAGAGAGATAATATTGAGTTCTTTTTCCGAGAGAACTTCTGCCAGATTGTCGTCGTGGCCTTCACCGCCAAGACCCCCCATGTCCGGGTCAAAATCAATTATTACACCACCTTCACTATCTTCTGTCTCTATAGAAACAGAATCCGGGTTAGCGATTTCAATCTGGACTTCCTCTCCCCCTGCGGGGAAAGGCGACCCATACAAAGCCTTATCAATAGCCACGATTATTCACCAAGATCGTTCCTCTCTCGAAGCACCCTACTGATATCAATATCATAGTACTCGCCAGTCAGTCTTCTTAATCTATTTCTTTCGGTAACAATGACGCTGCTTTCCCACATAAACCAAAAACCCACAATTGTTACAACAACAGCAACGCCTAACTCAATCATTCATTACCCGTTTTTTCTAAAGTACTGGGTTCTTGCGGCACCACTGCCTCTGGCAACGGTTTTTCCGCCTTTCTTATAACCCCCAACCTTCTTGGATTTTTTCGGATTGCTCTTTTTGCTGTCGTAATAACTGGGCATTGCCTTCTCCGGTATCAATATATTTCTAAATAATGGAAATCCTGCCGACGATAATATTCTGCCATTAGAGCCCCTGCATTAATAATATTCAGCCCTTTTCGGATAGAAAGGCTCGTCTTCTTCATCTGAGGTTAATCTCAAAAAGCCGCCCTGCCTGAAGCGCAGGAGTGCCTGTGTCGATGAGTCAACCAAATCATCATGCTCT